ATGTTGCGACATATCTGATTTGAAGGTTTGCGGCAAAGCGTCAACTGGTCGTGTAGCAATTAAGCTAAGCCCGCAAGACAGCGTGTATATCATCAAGCCTACCAAGGAGCCAACAGAACACTTTGCTTCTCTTGGAACAAAAGGTAAAAGAGATGGATTGACAACGCATTAAAGATTGGGTATAATAAGTATATAACATAAGCGAGGAGTAATCCTCAAGGAGATAAAAGGAGATTGATTATGGCTAAGTTTTCTGAGAATGCTCAAAAGGTTCTAACTTTTCTACAGGAGAACACGAATGTAGATATGACGGCAAAGGAGCTGGCTGAGGCCGCAGAGGTTCCTTCTCGTTCTATTACAGGCATCCTGAATAGTCTCGTAAAGAAGGGGTATGTGGTTCGTGAAGTAACTATGGTTGGCGAAGAGGAGGTCAAGTTCATTCATCTTACCCCAGCTGGTCAGCTAATTGACCCTCTAGCCGAGGAGTAGGTGATTCATGGATACCGCAATAGTCTTAGCGTTTGTCGCGGTATCCATTGTCTTAATCCTTGTCGCTTTTGTTGTTGGTCAAAAGACGGTTAAACATCAAGAACAACTGAATAATGATAAAGTCCTAAAAGAACGAGCAATGATTGATAAAGACCTCCAAGACAAGAAAGTTATGGTCTATGAACTTGAGAAGACATATCAATCCAAAAAGCAGTTGATGAATGATGCTCAAGCGTCCGCCCAACGTGCATACGACGAACGGATAAAGGCTTTGGATGCTGAGTATCAGAAAAAGAACAAGGAGTTAGACCAACAGATACAGAAGCGTAAGAAAGAGCAATTCGAGCAATATCAAGAATCAGTTCAACAGATGGAACAAGACAAGCAACTGGTAGAACAAGAACTTGATTCCTTGAAGAGAACTCGTGATGCCGCAATAGAGGCTGCCCGCAAAGAGCGTGAAATCCAAGAGCAACCAGACAAATATTGCATCCCTATGACACAAGACGAGATTGGCGATATTGAATATCTTGATACCGTGATGCCAAGATTGAAATTCCCAGAAGTGCTAGGGAAATGCATTTGGTCGGTATTCTTCCAAAAGAAGATGAAAAATTTCCTGACAGGTATCTTAGGACAAGACGAGGTTTGCGGCGTCTATAAAATCACTGACCGTCTGACCGGTGAAGCCTATGTCGGCCAATCAGTGAAAGTAAAATCTCGTTTTATGGAGCATATCAAATGCGGAATAGGTGCTATGCCCGCAAGCAATGCCAACCAACTTTATTCAGCTATGCGGCGAGACGGTGTGTGGAATTTTTCTTTTGAGCTTTTGGCAGAGTGTCCGAAAGAAGAACTCGATGACAAAGAGAGATTCTTTATTGACCTATATTCGACTGACTCTGTTGGACTTAACTCTAAGCGTGGAAATCAATCAAACACTCTCAAGGAATAACACTTGACACTTTTATTTTTGATTGATAATATATGTCTAGATTTTTTGATTATTGGTTTTTATACTCGATAAAAGGAGAGTGCTGATTTGGCTAAGCAAAATTTCATCAACAATGTATCGGTGCGAGGCTATGTTTTTTCCCACACTCTACAGGAGCGCGATTCAACTCGCAATCCCGGTGAGAAGATTATTATGGGTATTGTGAATGTTGCGACTGATGATGATGCCCTTAATGTCGTTCCTGTTAACTTCTTCGTGAACGAGAAGACCAAGGCTGGCAAGACAAATGCCACCTTTACCAATCTTCATCAGATTATTGCCGAGAACAAGACCTATGAGGAGTGCGGCATGAATGCTGCTCGCGTGCGCATTCAGGGTGCCATCGATGTAAATGATTTCTATGGTCGTGATGGTCAGCTCGTCACTGGCAAGCGTGTTCGTGGTTCGTTCCTTCACTTTCTGAACGCTGGCGAGGCCATTTCCTCTGATAAGGTTCCTGCGACTTCCTTCGAGGCTGACGTTCTGCTTCAGGCCGCAGTCGAGAGTGAGTCTAACGATGGCTCTGATTATGTGTCTCTACGAGGCTTTGCCTTTAACTATCGTGGCGATATTCTTCCTGTCACGTTCTCTGTCCAGTCTGAGGGCGGTAAGAACTTCTTCCTAGGCGAGGATATTTCTGCGGCCAATCCTTACTTCGGCAAGGTCTGGGGCAATATCAAGTCCACAGTCGTGGTCTCTGAGCAGGAAGAGGATAGCGCCAAGACTGCGTTTGGCGCTCCACAGGTTCATGAGACTAGCCGCACCTTCCGCACTTGGGAAGTCGTTGGCGCTAATGTGAATGAGGGTCTTGGGGAGGACACCATCACTCAGGCCGAGCTTACCCAGAAGATGGGTGAGCGTAATGCACGACTTGCTGACCTAGCTGCACGTACCCAGAATCAGAACAACACTGCTACTGGTAGTGCTGGCTTCCCTGCTTCTGCGGCCGCTCCTGCTTTTAACGCCATTCCCGCTAAGAACGATAACAACTACGTTTTCTAATCTAAAGACAAGACAAAAAACATACCAATAGATTGGAGAATGTATGGCTATTAATCTTCTTAACATCAAGCCCCACAAGGTGAGTCGAGACCTGAGCGGTTATATCACGTATATCTACGGCGCTGGTGGCACGGGAAAGACAACCCTAGCGTCTCAGCTAGACAGAGCACTGCTTCTTGCGTGCGAGCGCGGATATAATGCATTGCCGGGTGTCATGGCTCAGGACATTACTTCTTGGGCGGAAATGAAGCAGGTCGTTCGAGAACTGAAGAAGCCAGAGGTAAAGGAAGTCTATAAGTCAATTTCTGTTGACACCGTAGACCTAGCCGCAGATATGTGTGAGAAGTATATCTGCAATCAGCAGGGCGTCGAGAAGCTTGGTGATATTCCGTGGGGCGGCGGATTCAAGCTGATGAAGAAGGAGTTCGAGGATGTATTCCGCACCATTGCCCAGCAGGGATACGCGCTATTCTTTATCTCTCACTCCAAGGATAAGGTATTCAAGCGTGAGGACGGGACAGAGTACAACCAGATTGTGCCCTCTCTCGCTCCGTCTTACAACGAAATTATCCGCAACATGTCTGACATTGAGGCATATGCCCACCAAGTCTCTATCGAGAACGGTATGCCCGAGGTCATGCTTACCATCCGTTCGATGGACGGTACAATAGAGTGCAAGTCTCGATTCAAGTATATCGAGCCGGAGATTCCGTTCAATTACGCAGCTCTGTCAAAGGCACTGAACGATGCCATTGATAAGGAAGCCGAAATGAGTAACAACGCATTCGTCACAGACGAGCGAGAGTCTGTTGCCGTTGCCGAGACGCCCGATTTTGACGAGCTGATGGGCGAGTTCGATGACCTAGTTAGTGGGCTGCAAAAGGCCACTGGCAACTCGTTTGGCACAAAGCACGCCCCGAACATCCAGCATATTGTTGAGAAGTATCTGGGGAAGGGCAAGAAGATTTCAGAGTGCACCCCGGCGCAGGCAGATATGGTACAGCTCATCCTTGATGATTTGAAGGAATATGTCGGAAATGGCATTTAGTAACTGATGAAGGGAGGATAGAAGAGGATGCTTTCTATCCTCCTTTCTTATTATGGAACACAAAGACCTATTAAAAGTTTGTCGCTATTATCTTGGCAAAAGATACTATTATCCAAAAGTAAAGGAACAGATACAAGAATATACACAAGACATTGGGTTATCGTTTGATGATATAGCAAAGGTCTTGGTATACTGGTATGATGTTAAGAAATCTGACCCCGCCAAATCTGGTGGTGGAATTGGCATTGTGCCGCACATCTATAAAGAGGCATTGGAATACTACGAGAAGCAAGAGGAGTTCCAAGAGATAGCAAGCAACATAGTGGCTTATAGCAAACCCGAGGTGGAGCGTGTAACTGCGCCACCCCCATATCTGACCAAACCAAAGACCCTCAAACTGTTCGAGCTTAAATAGGAGGGAGGTGAGTATTTGGCTAAGCCAAACTATTATGATACGATTGCGGCGATTCAAGTAATTGGCTGTACCGTCTTGCAGCCTAATCTATTGAACGAAGACGGACAGTATTTTTATTCTCAGGATGATTTTGTGACTCCCATTCATCGAGTGGCTTTTGGAGCAATATTCAATCTCCACCAAATGGGTGCAGAGAAGATATCCCCAAAAACTGTTGAAGATTATCTGGTAGACCACCCAGAATCATATGGGATATACCAGCAATCACGTGGGGCAGAGTGGCTTCAAAATTGTATAGACAATGCTGACCTGCCCAATTTTGACTATTACTATGGGCGTTTGAAGAAGATGACACTACTTCGCGGTTATTCAGATGCCGGGGTCGATATGACTTGGTTGTATGACCCAGAGAATCTTCTTGACGCCGTGAAGAAAGAGCAGCAAGAGAACTATCTCAATAAGCTGTCTATCAACGAACTTGCAGATTTGGTGGACAACAAAGTCTTGACAGTTCGTGATATATATGTTGATAATG